TTGTAATCGTCAGGCAACGCGATGGCGCTTGCTGTTTGCGGCTTAGGTTTTGGCAACTTTATCTGAATATATCTGTTAACTGGTTTAAACATTTCCCACCTCTTGTTCTAAAATCTTTTGTTGTCTCTGGTATAAAGTCTCGCTTAGAAAAACCTCTTCGCGACTTTTGCACTTTTTACAATACATACTCACATTAACGTGGCCACCCACCATCGCACGAATATTGCCTGTGGGTGCCCAATAGCATTCACCGCCGTCTTTTCGACAGCGACGTTGGAGAATCTTGTTCTCCATTAAATGATTAAAATTCACATATCACCTCAAATTGTACAACTATCATTTGTGCAGAACTTAGTTCCACTTCCGCCTTCATCGGTATCGAAACGCTGAATGGGCGCTATATTCTTAATTAGCTTCTCATAAGTTTGCTTATCAATTGGCTCGTATGGCGCCTGTTCGTAGCCTGTCTCTTCATAACGCAGAAAAGATACTGCCTTTAACCTTGTCTCATACATTTCTAATGCATCCTTAAGCTGGCTTGCTTCTTCTGGTTTGAATGTAACTGTAATGGATACGGAGTTGTCCGCCCAATAGTGTTGGTACTGTGCTGCCATTTCCAATTGTTCCCACATCGAGACCGATCTCTTTCCTTTTTGAAAATAAGGCTCATGGACAGGAAACTCAACGCAAACAGTGTTGGGAGAATATTTATCATCTTCCATATTATAACCTGCTTCAGATAAAGTTTTAAGCAAATCTGAATCTTTTGAAAACCTTATCCGTCTAATGTAATACTCATCCTCCGGAAAGTGTATACCCGGAGTAGAACCATTGAGCAGAGACACGGTACCGCTCGGCTTAATGCTTGTCATGCGAATAGACTTGGGAATACACAGCCAGTTGGAGTATTCTTGATCTAACTCTTGTACGTGTTCATATGCCTTGTCGCACCAATTAAGCATCTCGCGCTTGCCATGCTTGTTAAACGCTTGAACAACACCCGACTGTGACAATCCAATACGTCGGTTCTTGAGCATCTTGGCGTTAGTCTCTGGCCAGTGCGTATTAGAAAGCGTAATGGTCTTACCATACAGGTACGCAATCTTTAGCGTTCTGAGATAATCTTCGTAATCGTCGTGCTTCGCGGGGAACGTCTCCACTAGGCAGCACAACTCCGCATCCTCTAACTGCTGTTCAACGCAAGGGTTAAAGCCAGCCACATTGATATCGTCAAAGCGCGGACCATCTTTAAAGCGACCGCGTGTGCGAGCATTGTCTAGCCAGATATATCCTGGTTCTCCGTTCTTCTGTGACTGCTCTGCGTGCCACGTATAGTCCATACCCACCACAGCGTTGAAGGAGTTATTGGAACCCCAGCGGTGGTGGTAAAGCTTCTCCTGATCGTTCTTCATCTCAAGATACTGGCGATCATCGTAAGCGCCCATTGCTAGTGCTGCCGATCGGCGCACGTTGCCAGCTACCACGCAGCGACCAATCAAGTTTTCCGTATCTACAATATCTACGGATGTAATAGGTTCGCCAACTTTAGCTGTGTATAGCTCTGTCAGATTGTCGTGCAGTTCTTTAAGTGGTCCGTGTCCGCTTGATGTGCCACCGAAGCCTCGGATGGGCGCGCCTTCTGGGCGAATTGCTGAGTAGTCAAACTTAGGGACGCGAGAACCAAAAAAGAATCCATCAAGGAGAGTGTGAACTGAATCTACCCAGCCTTCGCGAGAGTCATCAATGACCAGCGTATCGTTGGTGAACTGCGGCTCTTTGATGGTGACCGAATTATCTCCCTCCGTATCAAAACCAACGCCGATACCAACCATCAGCGCATCCATCATCCATGCGAAAAGATAGCCGCCCTTGGTGGCAAGGTCACGTGTTGAGCGAAAAGCGCAATTGAATAGCCCTGCGGCGGTGCGCTCCTCTACGAACTTGGTTCCCATCATCCACAGCCCTCTACCGGGGGGTGTCCACTTGAGGGTAAATAAGCGATCATACGCCTCCTTAGCGGTGCGCTGAGCCTTGTTGTCGTTCCATTCCAAGCCAAGCATGAACACATGCTGCTTCTGCATGTTGAACATTCCTTCAATGACGCGTCGGCACGTCTGCCACCACTCTTCAGAGCCTGAAGCTTCTGGGTCAAACTCATTCAATCGTCTAGCATATGTACGTTTAAAGGTCACATACCCCAATGGACCCCATGGTACTTCTTGCTGCTTATAAGGCTCAATAAAGGTATCTGATAGTCTAAATCTGCGGATATTTTCCAGTGTTCTCATTTGCGTTTTCCTTTTCGTAATTTGGTATATTTTGCTGATAGTAGCTGCTGTTGAGCCTTGGGGTCTAATGCGACTGGCGCGGTGACCACTTGGTTTTGTGGTTGCCCTTGCGGTGCTGTGGGCTTCGGCAAGATCTTAATGTTGACGTTTGACGTATCCATAAATATAGGATAGATCATTCCATCAGGTCCATTTCTATTCTTGGCAATAAAGATTTTGCCTTGGTTGTTTTGTTTGTCCTCGATTGTGCGAGAGACAGAGAAGATGAAATCAGCCACGAAGCACTTATTGAATGCCTCGGAGATCTGCTCCATCGTAATAACTTCTGCGCTCAATCCTGAGCGATTTGTTTGTGATGCTGTCCAGATAGGACATTGGAACTCCGTTGAAAGGGCCCGCAGCTCTTCGTAAATAGACTCCAGTTCGTTTCGCTTCTCTTTTCTCACCAGAACAGGCTTAAGAAGGTCCGCATAGTCCACGATAATCATTCCCGGCTTTATGCCTCGCTTTATGAGACGAGACAGGTGCGCACGGATTGTGTTAGTAGATGCCGACTTCGTAGGATACTCCTTGATAATCAGATTGCCTTCAAAGTCTTTGATCTCTTCATATATCTCATCTTTGAAATTCTTGATGTCCGAGAGCGGATATCCTGTGATACAGCTATCGTAACGATTGGCGATCACTGTGTCCTGTAGCTCTAGAGTATACTGAACTACAGTCTTACCCTCTCGCAGCGCGGCGGCACCAAGGTGAACCAGCACCATACTCTTGCCTGCACCAGTCGGAGCAATCACAACTCCCAACTCGCTCTTGCCAAGCCCACCGCCAACAATCGCATCGATGTCTTTCCATCCAGTCGACACAGGGCTCCTGTGCTTTGGCTTGAAGCGCTCCTCAAAGTCTGCCATATAATCATAGCCGAAGTTATTCTCCGATCCAAGTTTAAGCGAGTCATTGATGACCTTAGAGATCTCATCGAACGAACAGGTCTGGAGCAAGCCTACCGACTTCATCATCGCTTCTTTAAGGTTTTGCTTGCGACAGAAGTCTAGTGATGTCTCCTTGATATAGTCATTGTCTTGAAGCTCTCGGGTATGAATCCGCGCGAAGTATTCGCGGACTTGCTTCTGTGTTACCTCATCTTCACTCTCAAGCTCTGCGCGCACGATCGTCAGCATAGCATCTAAAGACGGATGAGTATTGTACTTTGTTCTATAGGTAACAATCTTTCGTAGAAAAACCTGAAGATACTCAAGCTCTATAAAGTTTATATCCAGCACCTCTGTGATCTGATCCGCGAACGGTCTATCCTCAAAGATTAGCTGAACGAGCCCTTCTTGGAAGGTCTTTCCATACCTTCCGAAGTTTGCTTTTTCTGCGATCATTAATGCCCTCTGTATGTCTTGTAATTATAGCCGATCCTGCCCGAATGTCAAGGTAAGATCAAATTTTATTCACTTGCGCCGTCAACGCATTCGTAGTTGATCTTGTTTAACTGTGACTTAAGATCTTCCCAATTTAACTCACCAAATCCGTCTTCACGCATCATGCGAATTAGCTCTGTCCTGTTGAAATCACACTCGAAATTCTCCACCGCTTCTTGTGTAAACTGCTTTGCCTGAACAGACATTTGGGGCGCGTAAAGTTGCATCATTTTATAGTTATGCTCCACCAATTTTTTATTTTCAATTACGTTGTTATAAAACTGCACACGCGATCCTTTTGTGCTCTTGACGCAGTAGTCTAGAACTTCTGGGATGGTGCAATCTCTATCCTCGCTTAAAAACGGCAGGCGCTTTTGGATCGTCTTCAGTCCCGCGCCCTTGATGCCGGGCAAGTTGTCGGATGCATCACCTGCCATTGCGCGCGCCAGTGCCATATTGCGGGGGTGTACCCCGATAGTCTCTACAATGCGATTGGCGTTCAGCATCTCATTTACAGTAGGCCGCCACAAGACTGTCTCATCGTCGCACAACTGCATGAAATCCCTATCGTTTGATACGATAATCTTCTGCCAGCCTTTGTAGTGCTCCATCTGGGTTACGTAGGAGATAATATCATCCGCCTCAATCTGTGCGATCAGCACTTGGATGATTGGCATCTCATTCATATACTCGATGATACGCTTCTGCTGCCACATCTTGTTGGCTAGCTCCTCGTCTTCCGTCAGGTTGCGGATGGCGCGGTTAAGGCGAATGGGCTTTCTGCCTGCCTTGTAGTTCTTGTCCATGGTCTTGCGCTTGCGGGAGCCATCAGGGCCATCCCACGCAATGATAATGTTGTCTGGCTTTGTCTCTCGGACAAGCTTCTGCAGGATCTTGATGAATCCTTTAAGTCCGCCGATGGGTTGCCCGTTGGTGGATAGTGACGGGTCAACAATGTATGCCCGCAGGTATGCGTTCAACGCATCGATAATCAATACTCGTTTCAAAATAATAACCCCCTCAAGTCATAATACATTATAACTTATTGAGGGGGTTAGGTCAAGTGTTTTTTTCAGAATCTGATGACAATAACCCACTTACTGCGCAGATGATTCCACTTCCACATCAAGTGTGGCTTATGGTGCACCATTACCCAGTGACCACGATAAAAATATACGGAATGGGCAGTGCGAGCCTTCGGTGGGCGATGGGGCTTAGCCACATTATAATGGTGGTGCTTGTGCGTGACATGAACGTGATGTCTCTTAGGGGCATGATGCTTGTGCGGCACTGCCCTTTTCTTTGCCTCAGCTACGTTAAGCTGTGTTGCCAATAGCAGGGTGGTAATTAATGAAGTCATGACTTCTCCTTGTGTGGAACGGTGAGATCCTCTGGCTCTGCGTAGTAAGCATCTGCGCTTCCTTCACGTTTATCGAACTTTTGGATTATCTCTTCGTCCATTAGACGCAGAACCCTACTCTTAAATTCATCATCAGTTGAAATTAATTGTGTCCACTTGGATGGTTGAAACTTTTTCTCGTAGTCGTCCAACTTTAACGTATACCACGCACCAGCCGAAGTCAGATGCTCAGATGACTTAATCGCATCAAACCAGCTTTCTTCATCTCGGATACCAATCTCGTTACCCCAAAGGATACGGAAGGCACAGGATCTGCCCTGAGTACCAAAGCGAGACTTCTCAAGTTTGATCTTAACCTCCGATCCAATACGGAACCCCTTCTCGTCTACGACGAACGAAGACTTAGCCTTGCGTCCTGTGAGCCAGATGCGCAAAGAATAAGCATAGTGCATAGCCTTGCCGCCTGGAGTAATATAGGGTGTAGTCATCGCAACAATGCGAGCTGTCGGGCCCTGTGGGATGTTTGTCTTCAGCTGGTTAAGCACGATGAAAGTCGCCTGCTTGTCTGCGATAGGGATCGTCAGCTTTGACATTCCCTTCGCGAGGATACGAGCCTTCATTGCCATCGAGGATTGTGGATTAAAATCGCCCTCAACATCAGACACAGCCGGCGTAAATGCTAGCGAATCCCAAATTAAAACAAGCTTTTCATCAGTGGCTCCGAGCAATTCCTCGATCGTCTCCAAGACAAACTCCACTGACGCCGCTTGAACATACATTAAACGGCTCAAATCGCAGCCTGCCTGCTCTAGAAAAGTTGGGTCGATTGCTGATTCAGAATCAAAATATACAACCAATTTTCCTTGTTTCTGGGCGTTTGCTGCGATTTGTGCAGCCATGTAAGATTTGCCTGTGGACTCTAATCCTGCAATCTCAGTTACCTTCCCGACAGGAATGCCGGCGCGTCGACCCTTACAAATAATAGAGTCAAGCCAGCGCGAGCCAGTTGGAATCCAATCTTTAACGGAGGTTGGATTGTCTCCGGTCAAATCGTGTGCGACATTTCTGCCGGCTTTCTTATTTACCAGGGTCATTAAGTCTTGTAGACCAACACGCCCCGCCTTTGTTTTTGCTTTCTTTGCCATTTACCCTCCTTTAGGCTTCAGAATCAAATCTCACAACGGCAGCTGTAATGCCGCCACGAGATTTTCCCCTTACATCTATTCTAACACAATCAGCTATCTTTTGCACGTACTTTTCGTCAATATACCCACAATAATCTGGAGTTAAAATATACTCAGCTATTCCAATTGTGTTGGCGAATTGTAAACGACCTGTAAGCATCTCTTCAACAACAGCTAGCTTAAACTGAGGAATTTCATCGAACACTTGTGTCATGTATGCGTTTATTACTGGGCGCACATCTCTAAACCACATATCATAATTTAATGCGACAGCGAAATCTTTAGGCTTTCTTCGAAAAGCTTTTAAAAGATTGTTAGCGCTCACCATCTTGGTGGGAAGCTCCCCAATCATGTCAATCAAGCTTTCGATAGCCTCGCATTCAAGATCTGTAAGATCTTCCTTAGTGCTCTCGTAACATAACTGCAGCGCTTTTGCTGTATTTGCACCTTGCGCAGAAGAAAGCTGAATAGCTCCATCAAGCTTGGTTGAAGTGCCATAAGTGCCCACCTTATCAAGCCACATATCAGCCTTAATTTCTGGCGGTAATCCCATTCCTTTTAAGGATACAGATTTACGATGAATTGCTTTCTTTTTGCCGAAAAAACTTGTCAAAACTTTAACGGCGCTAAGCACCTTGAGTTCAAACTTAAGATTTGGCTTATTGTTACATTCTACAATCTGCTCTTCAAATTTTACACCATTGTTAGTCATAATTGCTCCTTACTTAGATGCCAATGCTTCTGGCTCTGCTGAAAAATATGATTTGTCCACGGTCGTCACTTCCGAAACAGTCTGGGGTGTATCAATAACTACGCAATATAAACCGTGATACGCAAACGCCTTAGTCCATGATTCTCGATGATTTCGGTTTGGCTTATCCATGTGTCTAATGTTGTATCTTCGAAATCCATTCTTGGATGATTGTCTAGCTGAAAGATTAAGCAATTCAGCAGCCACATCGGCTGAGTTGTTTGTTGAGCACTTAGAGCTATATATGTGACTGTCTGGGATGCCCATCTTATGCAGGCGGGCCCTTACACCATCTTCAAAATAGTCCTTAATTACTTTTCGAACCGGTACTGTTTTTTCATGGCGCTTTGTGTGTGTGCTATCCATTGGCAGGGCGCGCTTTTTGCCAAAATCGTTTACAGCGCATGCCTCATAATATTCAATAGCATCATCAATAGTTTCTAAATCACAAAATATAGGATATGCTGCTTCTTTAAATGAATAACCACAGTACCTACCTCCTGACTGAATAATATCAGCCGAATTGCGTCCAGAGCGTGTATCATTTTCATAAGCAAAACAAATGTGTTGCTGATTGATAGTTTTTCCCTGCTTATAAGACTGCACAATTATTAAAACTTTAAAGCCTTCTGGCTTTTTATGTAATGTGAGTTCAAATTCTTTGATATTCTTAGCGCTTGAGTTATATTCCTGATAATCTACATCAGCTGCAGCGCAACAATCAATAACTTCTTTGCGATCCGCTTTAACAGTGGCTCTTATAATCCCATATCCAGAGGTTCCCTTATAAGACTGTAAAAGATCTGTAAGCCCTTTCTTGAATATTAAGGCGTTTTCTTTTTTAATTCTATCTTTTTCTGTCTTTGGGATGCCTTTTGGAATTCTTCTGCTAAAGTGGGGGAAGAGCCTACCATCATCACGCATTTTTCTTAAGCTAACATAACCTTCCCCAGGAGGAAGATAAACTTCGGCAATAGCCACCTCATTTTTTTTTGAAACTTCATCATGTATGTATGCATCAACAGAAAAAGGAGTGGCCGATACTGATATTGTTTTTACATTGGATTGTTCGCTATATCCCGGCAAACATCTGATAATTGTATTAAAAAATTCTGGTAATTTTTGGAGTTTCTGTTTCTTGTTGGTAGTCCCGTTTCCAATATGACTCTCGTCCCAGATTATATAAAGAGGCTCGTTGCATTCAACAATAGCTCTTAAGTGGGTATTAAGCAGTTCACGATCTCTTGAAGCATATGCATCGGGTGCGTGCCATACCTTACCGCCAACTAAGCAATGGAACACCTGCGGACACTGCATAAATCTAGTAAAAGTCTGCTCTTTTAAAACTTTATCGGATGGACCTATCACCAAAAAATTTGGTTTTTTAGATCTATTATTTTGATAAGCGTGATACATCTGCAAGCACGCGTAAATAAGCATACCAGTTTTTCCGGCTTGCGGTTGCGCTGAAATTTGTATGTGTACTGTCTTTATGCCAGAGCGAGACAGTATTTCAAAGACTTGATTGCCAGTTTTTATTTGATTCTCATAGAATAAAGGTTTTGTTAGCATTTTATTTTCCTATAATAATAATTTCGGACGATTCGCCCATTTTCTCGCTATTAACATTTTTCATGCCATATGCCCATTTTGCATCAATAATTTTATGTTCACAATACATGTCGCGAATCTCTGGGCAGTCGTTGTACGAGAGAACCCAGTCTCCTCTTTGACTTAATAAATTATACAATGATTCATGATCAAAGTCAACATGTAATTTTCCATTTATTCCATAAAGTGCATTATTGCTACCCTCCAACATATATGGAGGGTCTAAGTATAAGAACGCTCTCGGATGCCACGGAATCGACGTTTTGAAATCCGCGTAATCTACTCTAAAATTACGCGCTTTAAAATCTCTAAGTCTTTTTACTGAAGATTCAGTAAATCTAGCGTATGAGGCTCTTGCCGACCATCCTCCTGAAAACGTAGCGCCGGAAAAGCTACTACGATTAATGGCGTAGTATTTAGCCGCTTTTTCGTAGGAAAACATCAAAGAGCCCTTTAGTTGTTCTCTAAAAGATTCAAAGTCTGACTTGCTGCAGCCTATAACCTTCTTATGCCCAATGATCACTCTCTTCTCTTTTATCGGCACTTCGTATTCTGTTCGCAATGACTCAACACAATCGGCCAAACGATCGTTGTCGCCACAAAGAGCTTGCCAAAACCACACTAATGGAGCCATCTTATCATAGCCTACGACATCAGTTCCACGAGCGGCAACAGCTAGCTCTAGAGAGCCTCCACCAAAAAATGGAGAACATAGACGTGGAATATCCTCTGGAATGTGTGGAAGTATGTGCTTTACCCCGCGGGTCTTTCCGCCGGGATATCTAAGCGGTGTTTTCATGTTGCCCTCAAAAAATGCGGCAGACTTTTCACCGGTCTGCCAGCGGCTTTTTGTTTTACTCAACGGCGACAGCGGTGTCTTCGCCAGTGTCTTCATCAGCGTCTCCGCAACCACTCATAAGAGCGCATGCGGCGATTAGTACAACGTACTTCATAATCCCTCCTTTTGGAAAATGTGGCAGAGTATTTTAACCCCGCTCTGCCATCGGTACTAGACTTGCCTATTTACTACTAGCCTGTCATCAATTCATCAAACGCACGGTCTACATCACTCTTACCATTGGTGGCGCCGTACTTGGCTGTCTCAGAAGAGCGACTTTCTGCGGAAGTATTTCCCGAAAGCTGCTCATCGAGGATTGCGTCGACCTGGGCTGGACTAAGACGATCAAATAGATTTTCAAAGTCAGGCATGCGATCGAGGAGGGCGGGGATCGCTTCGCTGTCTGCCAGGAGGGTGGACGTGTTTCGACGCATCTTTAGGTTTGTCTGTGGATACGCTCCAGGCTTAGTGGGCTTGGTGTAAGTAAGGGTAATGTCCGTCCCTTCCTTGATATCGGTGATATCACCATACTCGGGATCCAAGATGTATCCCAAGAGTAGCTCGTAAGCCTGCTTTCCGTAGCCATAGACCTTGATTCCCTCGTCTTCGCGGCCACGGATAACAACGGGCGAGAAATAGCGAGTGCGTACAAAGAGTGACTTTGCAAGCTTCTTGCTCTCCTCATCGTTGTTGTCAACTCCTTCGCGCCAAAGCGAAGAAGCAAATTCACATACGGGGCAGTGCTCGCCAAAGTTGCGCTTTGGACAGAGGATACCTCCGCGGTGCTCGCCCACGTTATAGTGGAAGAACATTTCCTTTAGTGGATCGCCATCATTTGTCGGCACGATCCGAATATCTGTATCGCCCTCATCTGGCTTAAACCAGGGTGAGTTTGCGTCCTTGTTTCCTTCGCCGCGAAGGGATGCGAGCTTTCGTCGCATCAGTTCCATATCAATTCCCATTTTATTTCTCCTATTTGTTGGGTAAAGTAAATCAAGCTTTCCTTGATTCCTATTGTATAACACTCAACGTAGCTTGTCAAGTGTATTCTTGTATTGCGTTAGTGTGGGCAACGCAGAGCCCAAAATCTTTGTGTTCTGTTTCATAGATTGCATAGGAGATACGACGAAATGCGTTTTTAGGCTTTTCCTTCAGCATATCAACTATTTTCTTATGCAATCCTCCTTCGTTTTCTAATTTTTCCTTATTGATACATAAATAGTAACATATATCTCGTTCCATGTCAAGCTCGTAAAGCCATTTTTCTTGAAGATCTTTTACATCTATACCACCAAACGTTCTAATGCGATTGATGTCCAATGGCTTGGAGACAACCCCTATCTCAGGTTCTGCGTGAGTAAAGTAATTAATATAATGAACGGTGGTAAAAAAATATTCATTTAATTTTTCGTAATAGCTTTTAATGGGAACATCTCCAAGATGATTTTCTGCCATAACATTCGATAATATTGTAAACGAATTAAGCAGTCCAGATCTTGCGTATTGCTGCAATACACTGAAAACAACCTTATCTATTAGTTTGGGGACACCTGTCAATAGTTCTGAATCTGGCAGTATGTAGAATAAGTCAACCTTTTTGTCTTTAATCTGCTCAAGAATCCCTAAAGAATAATTTGAACTAAAAGAAGAACCAACAATAAAAAATTGAACCTGCTCGTCTATGTTGGCAAAAAATTTTTGCACGTTTGGGATATTCTCTTCGTACTCTTCTGGCTTCTCATAACTTTTTAATTTAAATTTGTATTTTGAATTTCTTTCAACACTATCATTTAAAACATAAACATTATAGTTCTTTGTTTGTTTAAATTTTTCAGCAATTTTTGATGCGGCGTTGCCTAGGCCAACAATCGAAATCATAATTTAATCTCGTTCAGGTTATAATAATCTTTTCCAGCTCGTAAGTTTGCCACATATCCATCTTCAAAAATATCACGGACCCCAATCACAATATCGCGATCCTCATCAGCATAATCAATCACAATCTCATCGTGAACCACGTGAGAGATAAACGACTTCTTGCCCTCAAGCATCTTGTCGATTAAGACAGCTTTCTCCAACACGCGGTCTGCTGTGGTGCTCTGAATTAGATAGTTCAATGCCTTTCGTTGTTCCACTTTGATTTTTCGTCCGTATGGTGTATGAATATAGCCGTCTTTATAATACTTGTCAAGAACTTTTTCGCGATCATAATATTCGGAATCAATATCGTTCGATTCGGGATTATACAACCACGCAAAAAAGTACAACTTGGCTTCTTCTCGCGTCATCTCTAAATCATTGATAATATTCTGAATATTCCATTCATGAATATCGTATTCTGGCTGCTCCTGACTGCACAGATCCAATAGTGTTCGGATCTCGGCGCCATTATAATCAAGACTCATCATCAAGTCATTGTGAGGCTTGATTATGCGGCGCAAGTCTTTCTTTAGTGTAAGGATCGGAAATGATTCTGGGTGCGTTGTTAGGCGACCTGTGACTGTTCCAAACATATTGTAATCAATGCGCGTATAGTTCTTCATAAGCTCCTGGATCTTTTGACGATTCATCGAAGAATAAAATAGATGCTTACAATCTTCACTATTAAGATTAAGTTTCTGATAGCGAATCTTATGAAGCAGTTTATATACAGCATCTAAATGCTCGTAGTTGTCTGGCTTGTCGTATGTCTCAAATACGTGCTCGGTAATTTTATTTTTGATCTCGCAGAACTGTACAAGGAAGTCGTGAGGAATCAAATCAAACACACAATGATCCGCCATATTAACCTTGGCAATCTTGAAGGACTTTAAATAAGCCTTCATTTTTCTTATCGTAGCCTGAAGTTCATTGCACAAATCTTCTGGGCAGCAATCGGTGATATTGCGCCCTCCAGCCCTTATCCAGGCATACTCCACCGATGGGTCAGTAATAGATGCGCTATAGCGCCACGTCTTTGTTAGGTTCTCTGGAAAATCTTCAAACGACAGTTTGCCGTCTGTGTAAATTCCAATACATTCTGACTTATCGTCAAGTGCTTGAAATATCAATATTTACTCCTCAGTGGTGTCGGCTGACGAGCCTTTATAACCCAACGGAGGGTGCCAGGGTGTTCGAACGGCTGGTTCTCCCCACCAATCTGTTTCTGGTTCACCAATTGTCTCTCCATCTTTTGTAGCGGTCAGCATTTCTTCACTATCCCGCTGTTTTTGCTCTATTGTGTTCGGCGAAATACGTCCTCTTTCAAGATCATCAGCTCGACGGGCTTGTATTGCTGTATTAATATAACTTACAGAGCCAACATAGTCAACCGTTTTGTTCAAAATAAACTCAAAATAAAATAAACAAGTATTAAGCCTACTATTATCGGCATTATATATTCTTATCACATCGTTAACGATTTGTTGCTGTTTCTCATCCGTAAATTCAGACTCTTCCTCCATAAATCTAATCTTAAAATAAATTCTTAAAAAATATTCTTCCGAAATCTCCTTTTTAAGGCTATCAAGATCATATGTAAGTCTGCTCATTAAAGTGCGCAATTGCTTTCCGGATGTTTGACAGAATTCAGTCTTAGAAGTGAGACGAGGAGTTGATAAGTTATATAGTTTTAGCAAATATTGTTTAAATACTAAATAATAGTTTTCGTGCGCTCGTGTATAATACATGTTAAATAAAGTTTGTTTCTCATAAATTCCATAGCGCGGCCCAACAAACTGATCCAAGTAGTCTTGGTTTCCTATATCTGCTACTATTCTCCAAGGAATGTCTTTATCTATCATAAATCCATAAGCACTACACGCATTTACATAAAAATCCCAGTTTTCGCTGTTCACGAATTTTTCCATTTTTTCGTCGTCGTTAGCATAGGACAAATCGGCAATTTCGATTGCCAAGCCGCTACAGGTAATTGGGCACAGGCGACTTTTAATAAATCCCGGCTTTGTAAAAGGCTGCAAGCGAGCAGACTTTTTGATCGTTGGCAGTAGTTTGTTTATAAACTCTTCAAAGTATTTTGCAGGATTTGAGTCTTTTAAAAGAGTAGAGGCAATTAAGCTAGAATACATTTTAAAATATTCGGCATATGCTATGTTCGGGTCTTTATATGCTTTATATGCTCTTAAATTAGATAAATAAGGATCATCCGCAGATATTTTTCCAGTGGTAACGGCTTTTTCAAATTCCAAAGAAAGTTCTCTGAAAGCATCGATCACGAAATTTACTGCCGCAATTCGAGGCTCCCCAGGAGCTGTATTGGGAAGATGTCTTACATTGCGTTGTTGCAATATGATCGGAAGATAATACATATCTACACGTCCAAAAAGAATTCTCTCGCCAAAAGTAAAATCTATTAAACTTGGATGCTGAGTCTTTTTTATGTTTCTTAACTCCCCATCGTACACTACGCGCTGTAAATAAACATCCGCGGAACTATCAGCTCCGTTAAATTTTCTATAATAATCAGCCATTTGTTTTTGTCCTATAAGATTTCAGTTGGTGTTGATAAAGACACCCCTGATCGAGTAGTCCCCCCCAGCCCTCCGGAGTCTTCTTTTCTTTGCGCGCGCCATGTTGCGCATGCTGTTGATTCTGTGGCACCTGCCCCTATTTCCTCTACAGAGTTTACTGTAGCACATTTTGAATGCTTCTCGTCCTTGGCGTCATGGCCTATCTTGTTAACCCATTTTGCAACAATTTTGGTTGATGGTGCGGAATCAGCTGAGATGGTGTGTTCCGAGGTAATAATCATATAGTATCCGCCTATTCCATATTCGGTTAGATTGTTGTTGGAGCATGGAGTTAAATTACTAGCCGGATCAAAACCGCGAGGATCAACAAATAAATACGTTCCTGGAAATGCCTTAACATTCAGATAAGTGTCGATATTAACATCATATTGCACCAACAATTGCTTAAGCCCGTCATAGCCAGATTGTTCAAATCTTACCTCCTGAAGTCCCGGAGTTTGTGTTTTCTGAAGATCTATGTTCCTAATGATGCCTTTATCTCTTCCAAGAATATAGTGAAAGATTCCTCTTTTTTCATCAAACGTTTTGTTGCCCTTCATGTATTCGGCTGGCTGGGTTCTTCCAACGGAATAAACCATATAATTAACCTCTTTGCCAACTCCAGGATTGCCTTTATCAGGACTTTTGCGCTTTCCGCCCACTTGTATTAGCGGCTGATATTTTTTTACACTAACGTCCGCTAAAGAAAGTCTGCCATCATATTTGTCCTTATCCGGTGCGAGTTTGGTCCCGAAGTCCGTCGCTTTTGTGCAGCTCTTGCACCAGTCGCCCTTAACGTCAATAATGTGATTAGTTACTTCGTCGCGACCATGGCCATTTGTTCCTTTGCCAGAGCCCTCTCTATATCCTGATACCGCAGCTTGTTGTAGCGACACTCTTTGGTTAACTTTTATGTCCCAGCAAGTATCATCATTGAGAAATGTGCGGACCAATCCATTCAGCATGTCATTCAGAAACCTTGACAAGAGATATACCCCCTCTTCCTTGCTTGATAATTTTTCTGTTAAAAATTCCACAAAATATTTTACAGAAATAGGAACATCGCCCAAGTTAACAAACTTTGTTTTTCCAGTCCGACTAAGCTGCTCAATCTCTAGGGGTCCCAATACCACTCTGTAGTTCTGAAAATTTGTTTTGAACTCGGCGAGATTTCTCTGCGCGATTCGGCGATCGCACTCGCTCATTTTAAATCCATATCTACCGTCTTCACTTGTCCATTTATGAGCCGGATTGTCCAGTTCATTATGAACATGACTAAAGCCACTCTCTATTCCTTCTAAAATATTATCTATTAAATCGCTAAGGTAAAAGTATGAGACAAATTCTTCATTAGGATTAGTGACCGTTAAGGCAAAAGCCACAGAACCTTGATCTTCTTCGCCATATTTCTTAAGAGCGGCTTTAATATTTCTCTCCAAATCTTTCGGAAAAGTGTCGTTTGATGGAATGAGACTAATGGGCGGTTTCGCGCTGAACGGGTCTTTAAAAGGTCCTCCAAGCATATATGACTCCATCCCTTCCGAGTTGACTCTAATATTAAAAATTTGTTTTTTCTCAATCAATCTTTTAATCAAGTGGGAAACACTTAATCTTTTTTCTTCAAGTATTATTGATCCATAGCTATCTTTAATATTGGTCATCTGCTCACTATCACACAAGGCGTCCCAATATTTGTAAGTTAATTTCCTCATGCTTTGAGCTGTTAAAACATCCGGATTTGTAAAAATACTAAATTGCTGCTGATCATAAAAATCTTCCACATATGCCAGATAATTGATGTTCATTACAACGCGACCTAACTCATCAATCTCGAAATTATGGACGGTGGGGGTTAAATTTATGGTCACAAAAGAATCGTATAAAGATTCTAAAACTTTTGGACTACTGAAGTGCTTCGTGGAGCCGGCGAGTGCCGCCCAGCCTATCACAGCTTTTAGTCTAAAATTTAATTTTGATCTTGTTGTGTTTTCATCATGAACACTAACAGCGCAAGTCACACCTTTGGTGGTGGCGCCTGTATATTTCCACTTATCTTTCGCGTCCCCACCGGTTTTTAATGCCAAATCAACATATCTATAGCCTCCTGGTTGAGGTGTTAATAGTTCTGTAAAATTAGCCGCGAAAATCTTTAAATTAGCCTTAATGCTTTTTTTGACGGCAAACGGATTGCTACCATCGTATTTAATATTAAAGCTTTTTATTCCAACTCCAAACATTCGAGGTCCGCGCGCTTCGGACATTCCCGCAACATCATTCGGATTAGCAAACTGATCAAATGAAAACTCTTGTTCGCTCAGGGAGCCCAGGCCGGCAACAGAGGAGTCCATCGTAACTTTAAACAGCCTAACCATGGGCTGCAACGAAGAAAGATCTTGCGTTTGAGCTTCGAAAAGATGTTTTTGGCTAGGTGATTGGGTTAGTCTATTGATAAAAGCATATGGTTCGCCATCTATTAAAAGACTAGCATTGGAAGGCTTGTAATTTCTTAGATATGGCAAATCGATCTCGCCCGCCGTGGAATCGGGCTTTGCTTCATATGGAAGCTTTTTAGGGCGCCACATGGCTTTTGTTGTAAAACCAGTTCCGCACTCTTTACACTTTCGCTCCAACGTGCGCTTTTTCCAATTAGATATTTGATGCATACCACTAAGCAAAAAACATTGTTCTCTATACAATTCTTTTTTCTTATAGTCGGACGTTAACTCAATGGCGGTGGCGTCTTTAATAGAATCTCTCATGTCCTTCAGTCTCTCGGCTTCTGCTAAATCGGCTTGGGTTCCGGAATCTTCGAGATCCTTAATTTTATCGTCTATCTTGGCTACAGTTTCTTTTTTGCTGCAGTAGAGCTGTTTCGCTTTGTCGTGTGCCTCTTGCAGCAGCTGCATGTGGTGATCATATGCTTTTCTTGCAGCGTTAAAATTTGGACGAAGCTTGCCCATATCAGTGCGAGTAATGGGTCCGCCGTTTTTGGTCAGGTTCGACGAGATGGCTGTGATCTTCTTCTCCTTGTCGATGGTGCCCGTTTTGTATGTGAAATCTTGAGTGTATACGTCCTGTCCTTTTGATTCTTTTCCGGCGCCGGTGGCTAGACCGCCAACGGGAAAATTCCAATGGTAATGCGTTGTGACTTCTTTTTTAGTGCTATTGGGGTACTGTACCCACTCCTCTTGCTTCGTATATGCATATGAGTCATCTCGGTTGTCCATATAGCACTCGTTAATACTCCAGAACTTCAACCTGTCTCTAATGGACCAGCTGGTACCGGATGTCTTGGCACTTCCGTACTCCTTCCCGCCGGAGCCTTGCACGACTTCATAGGTATTTGGTTTGCGGGTCCCGCAGTTGATATACACTATTCTAAAAAGACTGTATTGCCCGGCGCCGGCGCGCTGGGCGCTGGCGTCACCGGGGAGATTATTTTTCAAAGCCTTCCACTGTCCAAGATGATCGCATATCCAATCATCTTTATTCCCTATTGCAAAGTTGAAGCCGTTTCAACTGCAAGATCTTGTTTCGTCTTTCCACCGCTTGCAGGGGACATGTCTCCAAGGGTGTTGTACACAGCCTTGGAGGTCAATCCATAGGAATCTGGATAGCAATTGTTTGTCCACTTTGTAGAAGACATGGAGAACCAAGAATATTGGAATTCTCCCCAGATTCCTGATATTGGTGCTGTCCAGCCGTCTCTTGACCATGCCGAATAGTCAAAATTATCGCCCTCGGGCGCCCAGATGTATGACGCAGCAACACCGTTTTTGGTTGCAAAAAACGGTTTGTTTACGAGGGGTTCGACCGAGGCTTCGTACCATCGCCATCGCCAACCTTTGTAATTCTCTGCATCGCACCCGAAGGCGCCGGGATCGAG